TCAGCTAGTATGGCTCTTGGTACTGTCGCAATTGGCACACAGTATAACGCAAACGAGCTGCCGTTCCGTGACATGGAAGATATTTTGCAGAGCGCCTATCACACTCGCGGTAATCCAAGTGAAACCCTAATGCATGGCATCGAATGTGACCCGAAACTACAGGTATCCGACAAACTTTTTACCCGTCGGGCTTGTTGTAGCGGTCCTCCGAACCTTTACGACCATGGTGTCGTAACCGTTGCACACGAGGGTTTGCCTACCGATTCCGCCAACCAGGTGATCGGCCGACTCTACATTACCTACGATATCGAACTGAACCTACCAGTCCTACCCTTCCGCTCTCTTCTCAACGGTCAGGCTGCCGGCTGGAATTGCCCCATCAGTTCCGTAAATCCTCCTTTCGGCGTAATACAGTCCAACGAGCCCATTGATGATCCGTGTCACACGATCAAATGTGGCTCAGACGCCTCGTCTCAGTGCCTATTTCTTGCCCCTGACGACAAACCACATGGTCGTCCTCATTTCGCCTCTGAGGTACGCGTTTTCGCGTGGCTTTCTGCTGACTCCAACACCTTAGGTACTTCCACACCCTCGAATTTCCTTTCTTTCGCGGAGCCTGGTACTTATGTTTTGGAGATGGTTACCACATATCCAACCAGCCCAAGTCCTCAAAACGCTTTCTTCAACTGTCTGCCTTACACTGGCAGTGTGGAAGTCCTCCAGAGCGTTATGACTCCAATGAGCATGCCCACTAATGTCTGGCTTACCCGCTACATCATCACAGCCACGTCTACTGACCAGACTGTTGTGATGGTACGCACCCAGAGTTACACCACCCAGGACATGCTCCAGATCACTTCATGTGGTTCCAGTTTTTAACTGGTGAATCTTTGACTCCAGACCAACTTATTTAAATTAATTTTCGCGAAGTCTGTAATATGGCCTCCCTCGTCTCTATTCCTAAAGATCACGCTTTCACAGTCCCACACTTGTTCACACATCGCCCTTACGGTATCACGCCTATTGATCGTGCGGAGCTCCAACAGTTCCTCTCCGATCCGCCTTTTGGCCGGTCGGAAGCGCTGGTTCGCTTCACCGACATTACTCGTGGCACCGGTTTTCGGCGCTCCGGCGCAGCCGGGTGGACCTACTTACCTTTCGAGCATGACGGCAGCCGTTTGGCACGTGTTTCGTTTTATTCCGACTCACATTGTTACTACTTGACTGCCCTCGTGCGCCTCAAACTCATCAGCAACACTACATCTGATTCAGCCGACGGTGAGGAAGAAGAGGTCTACCGCGCGAGCGAGTATGCGGTTGTCACACTCGACAACCTTGCCCTACATGGCTCCACTTTGAAACGCAATCGTAACACTAGAATAAAGATTGTCGTAAACTCAGATCATGTCTCTAAGCCATGAACAAAACGCGTTAATTTATGCAACGTCGCACTAGCCCGCC